TTGACCGGCCCTCGTTGCTGCCGCCTTCGACATCCCCTTGCCAATAAACAACCCGGATACAGTGGCAACGAAGTCGAGCGAGGCCTCGCGGGTCACCCGCCACGCAGACATCGGCTGATCCATCAACTTTCTGGCTGCAACATCCCTGATAAACTGGCCGGTGCCAGCGCCAGCAAGGCCACCTGCTGCTAGTCCTGCTGGCCCGAGTGGCGCGCCTGCGACCATGCCGACTGCACCGGCAACAGCCGGGAATGATGGCCCGGTGCCCTTGGCAATTGCGCGGGCGATACCAGGTGCAACCGCCTGGAGTTGCCCGTCGTTGTCGAGGTAGACGATCTTGCCGCGATGCATACCGAAGCGCGAACGGTCGATCTTCATCTTTTTTGAGTACCAATTCATCCTGGCGTTAGCGTCCTCAGCCAGCGAGGCAATGGCAACGTCTGAGATATCAGCCGCCCCCTCGGTGCCCCGCTTCGCATGCACCGGCACGCCGGTGTAGGTGGTAGGCTGCGGCTCAATCGTCTCAGCAACTTCTTTGGCCCAATCGACACCAGAGCCAGCCTGTGCTGCTGGCTGCACTGCTCGCGGCGTGCGCTTTTCTATTTCTTCAGCCCAGTTGATATCAGACATCTAAACTCCAAACTCTTCGAGCAGCGTTTTCCTAACTTTCGCCTTGGCAGCGTCATCGGAAAGTCCTTGTCCTGTGTATTTAATGAACAGCTCTTCGCCTCGCTTTTGGAATATCTGAGGCATCTCGGCGATGTAATCTCTGTCATCATCAGTCCAATCCAAACCACGACGCCGCACATAGTTGTATTTACGCAAAGCGTTTCTGGTAAATTCGATCATGTTTTGGCGCTTGGCTTCGACCTGCGAGGGCGAGTCACCATCAAACAATCCAGTGCCAGTGTGCGGGATGAATATCTCAGCTCGTTTATACTCAGTTGGGTTGACCGCAACACCCGATAGGTCTTTCAGGATGGCGGTAAAATTGGCACCGGTAGTGGCCCGGTATTGAGAGTATTCAAAGAGTGTCTGCATATCTTCACGCGAGGGTTGCCCGAGAAGGCCACCAGCTTTCTCTTGCCAAGCCGTCTTCATAGCGCTCCATCTATAACCGAGCTGGTGGAACTTGGGCTGGTACTGAGACTGTGCCCGGCTCAAGAGGTTCAGCGTGTCACTCGTCGATAGTACCTTCTTCTCGACGACACCTTTCGTTGGCTTGGCAAGCTCGCCCAACGTGGCAGTGCCGGTTGCAAGTGTAAACCCACCCTTACCATCTGACTGCATTTTCAGCCCTGACGGAAATGGTCGATAGTTCCGGTTACTTATTGCCTCTTGCGCACTCACAATACGCGGGGTTGGGTTTTTTGGATCAGTCCAATCCATGACGGCTTGAGGTTTCGGCGTCGTGGGTGCCCTCGTCCACTCCCTGAGCTGGGCCTCCATAACCGCCTCTGGAGCTAATTCGCCAATCCGTGCAAGTGTCGCGGCTGGCCCCCTCGTTCCAAGATCAGTAGTTGTTGGTCCTCCGTATCCGCCATAAAGTTCCCGTAATCCTTCTCGCTGCCTTCGCACGCGCTCTGCTTCTTCTGCTGCTCTGTCTCTTGTTGCAATCCCCTGCTTCAACGCCTGCGTCTGTAACGGGGCAAGCGCTGCCGCCCGTTCACCTGCGGCCACCTGCTGCTCATACAGCCGCCTCTGCATCTCGGTCGCCCCAGCCGCTTGCATTGCACCCGGAAGGCCCGCCATAGTTCGCGCCATTATGCTTGGGCGTTGGCCGACTGGGCCAGGTTGACCCGCAGCGAGCAGACCGGCACCAGCATGTCCAAGACCCCCCAAAAACGCGGGTTGTCGATACCAGGGAGTCGCTGTTCCTTTTGTGTTATATGCCATCAATTTGCCCTCATACCAATGTGCTCAGAGCGCCAAGCGCTGCACCGCCGCCAACAAACGGCAAAGTCGGTGAGATCGATCCACCGACTGCCGCACCGCCGAGCAATCCCAGAAGCGGGTTCGCGGCCTGCTGCGGCTGGAGTGATGTTTGTTGACTGCCAAGGCCACCGCCGCCAACCGCTGCGAGATACTGACCGATACGCTGGGTAGGCTCTGCCTGCTGATATCCGAAGCGCGCCGCTTGTTCAGCTGCCTGCGCCGCCAGAAGGCTCTCGCGTGTCGCACCCACGCCGCCCAGAGTGGCGATGTCGCTGTAATCCGCTTGAGCGAGTTGTGGTGCCATGCCAGCAAATTGATCCTGGGTTGCGCGTTCCTGCGCATAGGTCGGATAGGCCAGCTGCGCCGAAACGTCGCCAACCGAACTCAGGTAGTCCTCGGCGACATTGCCCAATGCCGTCGCACTGGCGATGTTGGAGCCGCCTCGGCCAGCTGCCGAAAACGCCCCGCGAACACCCGGTAGAGCAACATCTTCAAACTGCCGCGTCAGTGGCCGTACAGCACGGTCGACCATAGCTTGGTAAGCAGGGTTTTCCAGACCGGTAAAGCCGCCCCCGATGACGTCCTGCGCATGGGCCAGACCTGCCTGCTGGAGCGGCGAGCCTGCCAACGCTCGGGTCGTCGCCAGGTTCAGTGAGGTTGCCGTTTCTGGACTGAATGGCGCTACAGTCGTGCCAGGGAAAAACTGTGTCGGCCGATCCAGAATGTCTCTTTGCGCCGCCTCGAACCCCCGTTGCAAGAAGGGTTGCTGAAACGCGGGCGGTCCTGAGATAGTTCTGGTCTCGATGGGAGTGTTTCGTCCGCTACCAGTGCTCATAAATCTTTCTCCAAAAGGATATGGGTCTTCGTCCAGTCAGGAAGCACACGCTCCCATCCCGGCCTTCCCCATGCCTCGATTGTCTGACAGTCGCGCTCGCGACCAAAGGCTTCGATATGCGCGAGGTGGTGCAACCAGTCTTCGCGCCTCTGGCCGACTAAAATGACTAAGCTGATCGTTTTCTTGGCCGGATAGGTGATGATCTCGACTATGCATACTGCCGTCGCCTCGCCATCCTGATATGCGACGAAGGCCACCATGTTTTTTTGAGAAATAGCATCGTAGATGTCAGCAACTCCGTAGCGCCTAGAGCCGCGCTCCAGAGCCGGGATGACCCAGGATACCATATGCGGCCAGTGCAATCCCAAGTTCGCGTCACCGACAACAACCAGCTCGCTATCCGAGGACGACGTAGCCATAGGTCCGGTCAGTCGTTGAAGTGCTGGTGTGAGTCAATGTGGCGGTCTGATCGCCGCGTGCCGAGACATAGAGGTTAGCCATTGCTGCTGCCGCATTTGCCGTGGTCGGCATGAACACGATTATGCTGGCCGCACCAATGCGGAAATCGTTCAAGGTCGTCGTGGCCGAACTGGCCGAAAGGGTCACCGACCCCTTGGCATTGATTTTCCCGTTTAACAGATTGTTGACAATCGTCGCCAGCTCCAGGCGGTGTTCTTCCTCGTTTGTATGAACCAGTGGCGCACGCCTGTAGGCCTCGACAAGCGCTTCAGCGCGTGGTGATGTGAGTGCCATGTCAGTCTACAAGAACCTTGGCGCGGTCTAGCAACGACGGCGGACGCGGCAGGAATGATGCGTTAACCATCAGGTAACGCTAGTGCCAACAGACGTGTATGATTTTTTCATGCCTTCAGCTTTTCTCTGTTGGCAAGGTGAGCTTCCCTGATTTCATCTTTAGATTGCCCCTCGTAGGCCACCGCATGATGGGCTTTAATCATTTTAGCATTCACGCTTTCAGCGTCATCGCCAACGTACAACAGGCCCAGGATTCTCCCAAACTTTCCACGCCCAAAAGATTGCAGATAGATTTCCTTGTTTTTTTGAGAATCGACAAGTGGGCCATGCTCTGTATCCATCAGCCGGATTAAATGCTGTTTAGCCCTGTTCCCGAATCTCTTCTCCTCTTTGTCTCTGGTTCTGCTTTCTGGAGCATCAATTCCATGCAGGCGAACGCGCTGGCTGCGAAGCCACACGTCAAAACCGAGATCGATATCAACGTCGGCCGTGTCTCCGTCCACGATCTTGATGAGTTCTACCTGATAGTGATACACGCTCACACGCTCCGCATTGGCATCAGGTAACGCCAGTGCCGACCGCCGTGATCTCAACTCCCTGTGCATGCGTCCATGTGCCGCCAGCGGCGACCGAGCAACGCACCCTGTGGTGCCTGCCTTCAGACAGCAGCGTGCAAAGGCCAGAGGCGTTCAGTGAAGCCGCACTGCCGAAACTGGCACTGTCCTGCACCCGAATGCGACTAGCAACTGCTGCTGTGATAGTGCCGCCATCGATATAGGGGCGTATCCCAGTGACCTCGGAACGCTGCCCTCTGAACGGCTGGAACTCTCCGGTGTCGAGGGTCGCAGCAAGGTTCGCGCCTTCAAACGTGCAATAGACATTGGACCCATTAAATGCCGCCAGCACCTTATCTCCGCCCTGGTAGGCACGACTGCCCAACGGGAAGGGTAGGCCGCTCAAAGTTGATGAAATGGTGTCCAGTTCAGACAGCGTCAGACCGGCGTCAACGCCGGTGAAGACTAATTGAGTCGTGACCTCGCCCTCGGACCATTTGTTCTCGGCCCAATTGTAGAACCAGATGCGGTTTGGCTCGCCCGCTATGCTGGTTCCTTCGCCGGGATGGCTCCAGCAAACTGTCTTGTTCACTGGGTCGATTGCTGAAAACATGCGGCTCTGGTTTGACAGATCGAAGTTATCCCAGAAGAACCGGTCCACCATGCCGTGGCCGATAGGCGTGGAAGATGTGCCGTCCGTGAAATAAAACCCTTCTTCACTGACGTAGAAAACAAGCCGTCCATGTCCGATGACACTGCCGCTGATCGGCGTCCCGTGGCGTCGATTAATTGTATCTAACTGATAGGTGAGCGGAGCGCCCACAAACGACATGCGCACGATTTGGTGCTCAAGAAATATCAGCCCGTATTCGGCACCGCCAACGACCCGCATGACTCGCCCTGCCTCACCACCAGCAACATTCTGGAAGTCGGAGAGTGTTGAAGCAGCTGGCGTGAAATTCTTTGAATCATTCAGGCCAGACCACCAGACTCTTGACGGCTGATCTCCATCAGTTTCGTCGGTAGTGTCGCCCAACACGACCTGATCCCGAATGACGGCAATATGGCGTGCCTGCGGCTTGTCGCTTGAGGTGATGTGGTCAGAGAAGTTGCCGCTGCCAATCGCTGCCCCCTGAAGCGGAGTAGCTATATGCGTGGCGAGAATGGTGTTGCCGAAATGCGCATATTCGATCTGGGCGTCAGATGCAGCTTCCTCATAATCGCCCGTAACATCAGTCAAAGATTCCGACACGTCGATACGATACAACTTGGTTGCATCAGCCGCATAGATGTAGACCTCGCCGCCTGTTGCCTGCACTGCAACCGCACCCTGACATCTGGCAGTCAACGCCGAGGCCTGGGTTTTGAGATTGGGCAGTGGGCGGAAGCCGTCTGTCGTCGGGATTACGTTGATCGCATTGATGCTGCCAGACGACCCGAGGGGTGCGCGGTCAGGTGCCCAACCGGAAAAGCCTACAATCGGCTGCGGTGCGACATCGATGTTATTGGCTACACCGATCTGAAACTGTTGCAGCCGCTGCGTCAGCGTCATCATGCCTTGGTCACATTCGTTCGCATGATGAGCGGGGAGCCGCTGTGACGGTCGCCCCTGTTGGCTATTGAAATTCGATCTCTGGTTTCCTCATATAACGCCGTGTAGCGAAGCACTGCCGTGTTGTCCTTAATGAAGTTAGCGGCTTCGATCAGCGACCCATAGAGATAAAGCCCGGTCTTGTTCAACAATACGTTGTTGTCGTCACCATCCGAGGAAAACGCAGCCAGCCGGCGATAGTAGAGCATCTGCGCCGAATAGGCCGAATCACTGGCCCCGCCAAAAACGATGTATTCACCTTCAATGGTGTAGGTCTTCGGCTTCGAGGTTTCTGATCCGGCATAAGTCGAATGAAAACTGTAAGGCTCGAAGTGCTCCAGCGTGCGTCTTGGATCACCGTCAATGTAGACACGTCGCATGCGGACATAGCGCGATGGCAAAGGCACACCGCCAGGTGGCGTCAGCCGCCACTGGGTGCCATCGAAATAGAAGTAAGCATCATGCCCGGTAACCAAATCTGCGGCCTCCAAAGCATCGCCACCATCGCCTTTGCGGATATTGGTGTTGCCAAGACCGCTGACGTTGAGCGTTGCAGCCCCAGTATTGTTAGCCGCGATTTCACCCTTGATGGTGTCGCCCAGAGTCAATGAGGTAAATGCAGTAGAGGGAGTCAGAGTGAGAGCGTTCGCCGTGCCACCGGCTGTACCCCCGTCAACCGTCGCTTCGAGAACCAGATCGGCCTGCGCTTCCATCTCACGCAGACGCAAATCAGGGTCGTTGGCAATCCGGTCTTCAGCCAGCTTGATAAACTCATTGGTGCGGTCGTCGGTGACAATGGTGTCGCTGGCACGATCAAGCCAGTTCTGCACCGCAGTTCTGAGAGTGGCATAGGTCGTGATTGCCATCTACATGCGCCCTTCGCTGGTGCGCCACGCACGGTTATCGATGTCGTTGAGCTTGCGGCGCAAATAGATCGACTTCTCATGCCGGGGCAGCGTCATGAAGTTGACGCCGTCTTCCTTAATCCACTGTTCGACCACCACCAGCGGGATAGAGGCCACATGCCGCATATCCCCGCTTGGCGTGTATCCCTTGCCCTGTGACCTCAAGTCTTTGTTGTTCTCAATAATCGGCTCAACGTCCTGAACCAGTTTGACTGTGGTCAAGTCGCTTGAGTGGTCGTAGTGGAACTCACTGATGACAGCGCCATCAGCGTCCAGAAGCCGCTTTGTCACGGTGTCATCTCGGTAATATGTATGCTGCCCGAAGCGCCAAGGAAAACGACATATTTCTGGCCCTTGGTCTTGGTGTAATAGATTGTCTCGGTCGGGATATAGACCGTAGCGGTGGCCGAGGTATCAACACCAAAGGTGCCCTCAAAATTGGTCGCTGACAGCGCCACCCAACAATCAACCTCACAGCCGATTCGCAGATAGCTGCCGAAGTTTCCAACGACGCCAGATGTAACCTGATTGTCGCCGTTCATTACGTAGTTTGTCGCCCCGCTGGCAAATAGGTCGGTTTCGTTAATCGCCCAGGCAGGTGTTGCAAGAAAAACAAGACCCAACAGGGCCAGCCAAATTCTCATAATGGAGTCTCCGTTTCGATTCTCAGATAACCGGCCAGCAACTCAAATCCTGGTCGGTGTGTAGAGTTTGTTGGTAACGCCATGCCGGTATTGATCGCCGTAATCAACCGAGGCACGTCACCAATCCTCAGCGCATATGCGCCATCCGCCAGCCATACGCCTGGCTGTAACGAAGCATGCACAGTCAACCAGCCAAGCAGCTCGTCGACCTCATCGCCTTGTATTTTCCAAAGGTCGTTATTCAGCAAATATTCAAGTCGGCTCATCTTGATCGCAGGCATATAAGGCGCTGCTGTTCTGGCGATCCTATACGCCTGGTCAGCAGCTTCCTTTGTGATCGTAACGTCGCCATGCGCCGCTTTAAGGAGCGCCCCCACCGTTAACATCAACTGGTGGCGATAACGCCTCTCGAACGGGTAACGCTGATAGGCATCGAGGTTGGCCTGCAACGCTGCCGGATGCGCGACCTTGATGTTGGCCTTGGTAGCTGAAAACGTCCGCTCGGCCAGAAAATAGGCGGAACTGGATGCAACCAGACCGGCCCCGATTAGTAGAAACGCCACACCCAACACCCGAGAGGTCAGAACTGGAAAATTGATAGTTACCCGAGGTTGCTCGCCCTGCATCAACGCCGCCGCTGCGAATATGACGACCGTCACTGTCGCCGGGTTCTGTAGCGGAAAACTGATCTGGCTGAGAGCTGCCACAATCAGCAGCGCCATAGCCGCGCCGATGTCAAGGGCGTCCTTTTTCTTATTGTAAAACCGATGCACAGCAAGACCAATAAGAGCGAGCGCGATCAGCACCCCAATCAGACCGGCATCAGCACCGAGCTGGAGCAATTCGTTGTGCGCTGCCCCGGCAAATACGCTGGCCGGATGCAACACGGTGTCCATCTCGGGGAACCATTGCAGGTGTGCTTCCTGCACCCTGCCATACTCAAAATTGAAACTGCCAAGACCATGCCCGAAGAACGGCTTTTCAGCCCACAACAACGCGCTGTTAAACCCTATTTCCAAGCGGTGTGTGATTGCCTTCACGACGACCGAACTGGTGGCCCAACCTGACCAAAACGCAATATTGAGCGGGATCAGAAATCCGAAGCCTGCTACATAGTAGCGTTTCTGCCTGATAAGCCAGAGCATCAACGCGGCACCGACCGCACATGCGGCCACCCATTTAGAGTCACTTAAATTTTCAAACAAAATGAAGTAGAGCGCCACCAGCGTCACAGGCAGCGCAAACGGTCTGATCCACCAGACTGGAGTTTTGATGGCACACCACGCCGCTACCACGAGCGACAATAGCACCAACAGCAGTTCAGCCTGGTAGTTCTCGTTTCCCATGCCGCCAAATATGGGCTTGTGGGCAAATCCAAAGATAATCGCACCGGCCAGAGCAACGGTCGCACCGACATAGATAGCCGCACCCAGTGTCGCTCTGGGACACCGCTGTAACGCCACATAGAGCAGCCAGAGCACGCTGATAGCCTCTAGCGTCAGTAACCCGTCACGCGGGTCTGACGACCACGTCAGGGTCAATGCCAGATAACTGATGAACCCTGCCGCCAGCAGTTCACTGGTCGAGAATGTGACAAACCGGTTGCGATTTATCGAGACGGCGAAAAAACCAAGCGCGAGTGCTGCACCTGAATAGATGACCAGCCACCGAGGGATAATCGGTGAGCCGGTCCCAAGACCGTAGGTCAGGGCGGCGAGAACAAACAGCCCCGCCGCCCCAAACCCCAGTGTCCTAGTCACCTACAGGAACGAGGCCGAACTCTGGTCGCGGTCGTAGTAGATGATAATTGTCGCATCAACATCACCGGTGCTTGCTCCGTCAGTACCGATGGCAATCGTTCCGCCAGCCGCGACTGTAGGTGCCCCAGTGAGTTGCTGATTCTTACTAGCATGGTCGGTTGATTTTCCGGCCATGCTTCCTGTGGTGTCTCGATCACCAGCGCCCCCAAGCAAATACGCACCGGAAGAGTCGATAACCGCCGACGCAAGGGTGAGTGTGTTATTGGTGGTGATTTTGGTGAAATCGACACCAGGAGAAGCCTCCGACATGATCGAGACGGTCAACACCGCGCTTGCAGCGGTGAGATCGCCATGAACAACCGAGTCAACCTGAGCAATGGAACCAGCAAACGGTACGGAAATATATGTCGTGCTGGCACTGCTCACGTTTTCCAAATTGACCGTCAAGTATGTCCGAGCAACCGGATAGGTTTCGCCATCGAAGTTTATCCACGATGTCGTGCCATCTGCGTTCTGCCGGATGTTCCACCCGGCATAAGCACCAATGGCCAACGTCATCACAAGCATGACAGCGACTGCGTTTAACAACTTTTTCATTGCAATCTCCTTATGAAAAAAGGGGAGCCGGTTAGCCCCCCCTCATTCGTCAGCCTGTTATGATGTGGTCAGATCGGCAACCATGCCGGAACCGGCCTCGTTTCGGGACTCAAGGGCATACTCCGCGAGCAACAGACGCCGCTCACTGTCACCCGTTTTCGACAACTCCATCATCGTCACTGGACGTAGATACGCCGTTGCCCAAAGGTCTTTCTGGAGCACGAGTGCATCCCGCGCCCGAGAGAAACGATTGGGAATTATTTCGACGTCGCCAAAGTCTGACGAATATATGTCAATTGCCGCCACAAGTTGTTTGTCAGCCGCTCCTTTGAAGCGAGTGGCATTGCCCGTGAAGCCTGACATAGCCTGCTTGTTGAAGCTGCCAACCATGACACAGTCTGGATCGCCACCTGCATCCCAACACGATGCAAGCACCGATTTTAGCAACGCCTCGGTGATGACACGTTGAGTTCCGTCGGTACGAGCGGTATTTCCAGCCGCACCCGAAGCGCCACCTGTGCCGAAAACATCGTTGGTAGCTATCCAGGCACCAATCCCACCCGTCTCGCGGGCGGTCGTGGTGTTACCTGTGACCTCGGCGTTGTTGGCGAGCAGGATGCTCTCCATGTCGCGCCGAAGTTCCTTCGCCACCTTGACGATCTGGTAGGCCAATTCGTCTTTGCGGCCAGCGGTGTTAACCGCCATTTGAGTGCCTGACACACGCGGCAATTTGTCGGAAATATTGCATGTGTTGGAAAGTCTAGTAGTGGCTACTGTTGCCACCGTTGAACTTTCATCACCTTCAAGTACAAAATTTGAACTCGAAGCTGCCGCCAAGGTATCTGTTTGCCACTCGTGCAGAACCGCCTTGGCGTCGGTACGCGGAATGCCCGTAATGAACGGTGTATCCGTTGGTGCCACGTTGTAGATGATGTCCGACAAATCTTCACGATTGCCGATAGCATCAAAAGTGGTAAAGGCATCTGTTGCTAAGGTCATTGGATATTTCTCCTATCCATCCAGAAGGCGTCGAACCAGGCCGACCGCATCGTCTGTGGTCGCACCGCTCCGACTGACACGTTGCCTCGCCTCAGCTACATCATCGCCAGCCTGCGCCCGTCGCCGCGTCGGGGAAGTTCCCGGTCGCTGCACCTTCGGCAGACCTTTGAGCTTTTTGGTGATCGTCTTGCGCTTGTCCTGCATGCCCCGATACCGCATGGCATCCCGAATCAGTAGAACCTGCCTGTGGTCAAACGCACCAATGACGAACCCCGTTATCTCGTCTTGAGTGAAACCAACCTCGCCCAGGTATGTCGCCATACCAGTCTCGAAACCTTCGAGTTTTTCAGGGTCGGTCAGCTCCGGTACTTTCTCGACGAGCATCTGCTGCTGTGACTCACGAAATTGCGCCACTTCGGCTTGCTGCTCGTGTCCTTGTCGTTGGCGTTCAACTTCCTGCGCTTGGCGCTGACCTACTAAGGCTTCCCGCTGCGCATCCTGTTGTGCCTTGATTCGGACATACTCAGCCGGGTCTTCCGACGCGAGACGTTGCATGTCTTCTGCCGGATACTCGACATCGAGCTGTTGGCTCAGTGTTGCAATCCGCTCATCAGCAGCCTGAAGTCGCTGCTGCAAAAGCTGTGAAGCCTGCCGCTTTTCGCCGTCAAATTGACGCCGTTCGTCGGCAAGCGCTGTCGTCTTCTGGCGATAGTCCGCGTCCATCTGTTGGCCGTTCGCCGCATCGGCAAGGCTGACCATCTGAGTCTCGCCATTGATCCTGATCGGCATCTTGAGGTGAGAAGCCAACTCGGCCTCATCAATCCCAATCGCCTCAGCAAGACCTGAGAGAGTGTCAGGCAGTTCCTCACCGTCTTCGGTCGTTAGCTCAGTTGTCGCGTCATCATCAGTAGACGGTTCAACCGCTGGCTCATCGCCCTCGGTTGACCGTACCGGCTCCGCTTCCTGGTTGGCCGGTTCGGCTGGCGGTGTCTGCTCGGTTTTACTAGTTGGCCCTAGCTCAAGCTGGGGCTCCAAGCGAGCGGCAACCGCCTGTACTGCTTCTTCCTCGGTAGTCTCTACTCTTCCCTCAGCTCCCATACGCGGGTTGGCCTCGGTCGTCTCGGCTCCCTCTTCAGGGTTGGCCGCTGTTTCGTCTGACATGGTTTCTCCATAGAAAAAAGCCCCTCTGGCTAAAGAGCGGCTTTTGTGGGTGCGTCACTCAGACGCGCTAAAATTCTAGGTACAAACACTCATGGACATACGCAGGAGGGCACTCAGTGCCGCTCTACGGGGGTCGATTCTCACTGAACTACTGGATTCGGACGTAAATTATGTTATATGTAGGTTTCGGCATTTGAACTTCAGCTTGTGCGCCGTGGCATCCCGCCTAAAGCACTAAAGAGGAGAAATCACATGACTAAAAAAGTTAAGCATACCGAGGAGAACGTCCTCGGAGTTTATTGGGATAAAGCCAGTGGTAAAATCGTGCCCTTTTGGGAAGACAACGAACCGTGGCATGTGCAGCAGTGGACGGAAAACTGGGGCAAGAACGTCACGAGCCTGACGATGGCTGGCGCTCCTCGCCCTGTTGTGCCGCCGAAATCCCAAGAAGGATAAACCCGGTCGCAGGGAGAACACCCTTCGACATATCTTTCATCAATCTATCAACCCAGCCGGGGCCAGAGGCGACGATGCGTCTGAATAGCTCCAAGTCTTTGCGCCCCGGCCCAAATATCTTTGCCAAGTCTTTATCGCGCTCGATATAGTTCAGAGCAATATCTCCAAGATATGGGTTCCTGTTCATCGCCGACCTGATTTCCGGCGTGGCGTTAATTGCATCTGTGACTATTTTTGTTACAGCACCCGAACCTTCGCCCTTCTCCCACGCATCAGACAGAAACACGGCGACTGAATCAACACTCGCGCGTTTGACGGTTTCCACATCTGGGCGGACAGCTTTCAAGTCGCTCAACAAACTTGCCATCTCTTTTGTCGATGGCGTGTGTGCCTCGCCGCCAAAGTTGGTCAGCGTTGCACCGTCACCCGTATCGGCAACATCGTCGTAGCCGTATTTCTGGGCGACATTTCTGAAATCAACTGCCTGTTGTGGCGTTAACTTCGAAAGCAAACTGACCCGAACAGCGTTCCTATCACTGATACGACCGCTTTCGGTCACAATATGTGCCGACGAAATATCCTGACCGCTCAGTCCACCTCTCAACGCCTCGACCGCTTCGACGATCTTGCGATCTGCCGGGGCGATAGTTTTTGGTAAAGCACCACTGGTTTGCAAACCCACCAAAGGTCGAGCCACCTCACCAGGGTTCAGCTCAAGCTGCTTCAGGGTATTCTCATAGACACCTTGCATCGGGATCGTTGGCTGCACACGCATGGCAATGCCCGTTGGCCCACTCGGTCCTTCATAGGTCAAACCGGCATAAGGAGCATCCCGTCCTCCCGGTGCCGTCGCAAACGACCCACGAGGATCGGTGCCAATAACATCCCGCTGCGCCTGTGTTGCCGTAGCCATCTGCGGCAAATGCCCAGTGCTGGTTCCCGGTATTGTTTCATGGGTGGCGTACAACGTATGTTTCGGGAAATAATCACCAATGGTTCTGTTAGCTTCATCGAACGCCAGCTTACGAGCAGCCGTTTCGATGGCCTCGGCACTGAAATCATTTCGCCCCTCGGCTGTCATTTGCGTGATGGCATTTTTGACATATCGCTTCTTGCTTATTTCAAAGAGGGCATCAGCTTTCTGGGCAACCCAGCCCGCTGCCTGGATTTCCTGACCTGTCCAATTCGACCGACCACCAAGATTTCTCGCGTTGGCACGCTCCACAGCCAGCGCCGTCTCATAATCAATAAATGTATGTTGAGCCTTGGTTAAGGTGCCACGAAACGGTGAGCCATCTGCTTCCCTATAACCCATCTCATTAGCCCAGCGGAAATCATTGACGCCGGTTGCAAGTAAGCGGCTTTGGTATGGGTAAATCTTTTCCGCATATTCACCGGTCTTTTCCCCCAACTGAAGAGCGGATGTATCACTCAAAGCGGCTGCGTCGAGCAGCGCTTGATGCTGTGCCTGTCGTGCAGCCTTCGTCGGCATACCGGCAAGGATGCCACTCGTTTCCTTCAATGCAAAACCAAGTTCAGAGCCGGGGTCTACTCCCGCAGAGAATTGTGCCTGAGTGTCAGCCATCCACCTGGCAGGCGTCACCGCACCGCCAGTTACACGGCGAACATCAGACCGATATCGTTTGTACCAATCGCCGCCTTCCAAACCGGCATCGATATTGGCGTCCAGCTCTTTACGCATTTTTGTTAACGCCTGCCAACTTTTGATGTTAGCCGGTCCACCAATAAACTTGCCCGGCGACTGCTTCCCTGCCCGGATGAGATGCGGCTGTGAGCTGGCTTGGGTCAGTGCCTTGTTGAGCGGCATTTTTCTGATGTCTGGCACTTCAGACATATTCTTGAAACTGAGCGTAAACCCACGGTTTTTCAACGCAGCTTTACCAAGAAGTTTACCGGCTCCTGTGAGGGAGCCAGGTACGCCAGCGACTGCCAACGTACCCATTAGATTTGTGCCCATCCACTCGCCGAGCGGTACAGATTCTTCAGTGCCCCTAATCGCGTTAACGTGTTGCGCGATAGCTCGATAGACAGCTTCCGCACCAGTATCCCTACCGATACGTCGCAAGTTCTGCTCGGCGTATTTATCAAGGCCCAGCCGATCCAAAAGTCTAGAAGGCAGGGTTTGGTCAGGACCGGCTCTCAATGATCCAAACCCTGCCGCAGCCGCATCAGGACCGGCTCTCAACGATTGCGGCTGCGGAAGATTCCTCAGCCACTGCGTTGCTGCTCGCTCTTTCTCTTCCTTCAATTGCGCCGCCGCACGCCGTTGAAACAGCTGACCTCGTGTTGGCTCCAGCAACGATGACCGCCGCGGCAAAAATGACGCGTTACGCCCAGTTCTTTGATAGTATGCACCTAAAGGATCAGGCATTCTCTATTCCCCAGGCAGACCTATGCACTGCGTCTGAGCAGCCGCAGGCGTTTGCGCCTTTCCTCAATGTCGCTGATCTGCTTCAGGGCCAGCTTGCCAGTTTCAACATGCGTGGCGAATATCTTCTCGAAGCGATTGACGACGCCGATCATGATGCGAAGGTTTTCACGTCCCTTCACATCATCAATCGGTGACGATTCCCACTGCTCATGACACCAATCCCTAATCTCGGAAATGGCGTCAGTGAACAGATCATCCTCAAGCATCCGGGCAGCACGATGCGCCCGATCACTCTCGACCCTAAGCTGCGGTTCATGGTCTTCGGCTGCACTCAACTAGTATGCCCCCGCCATCCCCGGCTCCTTCTTACCACCGGATTTCTTACCGGGGTTTGCCTTACCATTGTTGAGCCGTGACTCTTCCACATTGGCGGTGCCGTCCTTCCCCCAGCTTACTTCTTTGATCTCCGTAACACTTGTTGAAGGCTTCGTATTTATTGCCATCCATCGTCTCCTTAATGCGGCAAAGATGAACGCCTCATCTACCGCTGCAATGCCGCCTCTTCGACGGCTTCTCCACCAGAAAAGTCCAGTGGCACAACCTCACTAATTGTCGATATCGATTTCAACCGTTACTGGCTCACCGCCATTACCGGCCGCTGGCCCACTGACTCCAGATGCGGCAAGACGCGCCTGCGCCTCGGCATCCTTGATCTGCACCGTCGCCTCGACTTCCTGGCGCTTGAGTTCGAGCTGCTGCATCTTGTACTCATGATTCATACGCATCTCTTCAATCTTCAGCGTATGCTCCTGCTGCAACTTGGCCTGCTCGATCTGCATCTCCTGTGACAGCTCAGCCTGCTTGTTCTGCTGCTTGCCCTGCAACTCAGCTTGCGCGATCTGCATCTTGCCCTGGGCCTCGATCATTGCCGGATCAGGCTGCTGCTGTTGCTGCTGCTGTTGCTGTTGCTGTTGCGGGTCTGCCGGGTCGAGCCAGTAGGCATCGGGGTCTTTCAGACCAGCCGAGATTGTCCATTTTTTTAGCGCGTTGTGCACCTTGGCGGCATCTACAATCGGACCCTGAACACCGCCTTGCAACGTGATGGCCTGAACCTGCATCTCGATCATGCGCTGCGCCAGCATGACCTGCTGTTCCTTGGTGCCGTGGCCGAGGCCGACCGTCACCGTCATATCCATCTCGGCGTTCCACGACCGTGGGTCCATCGGCACCCACTGGTTGCGCAGGCGGATGACATCTGGCTCAGTCTGATGATTGATGAGTAAACGCAGGATTTTCTTGAAAGCCTTCTTGAAGCCAGTCTCGGCCATCAGCCGGGCGATCAGCAGCTGGCGTGCCTGCGCCTGCCCCATGATCTGGTTGATGCCGGTCGCCGTCTTGTTCAGAGAACTGGCGTCTAGACCCTGATTGTATCGCGTGATGCCGGTGCGGGTTTCCCTGACCGTATCCAGATATTCAAGAACCGGAAATGCGTAAGACCCGAGCGACTGCGTCGTCAACGGCATCACAGCGCTGCTCGGGTCCAATCCCCCCTCGACGCGAACCAGACCACCAGGCCTGTTCGTCAGCATATCATCGAGGTTAACCCTTTCATTGACGACATACCGGTTGGAATTGACCCCATACATGTTAGTCAAAAGTTGGCGCAAAACCGTCGAACGGATCAACTGGATGTCCATTACCAGGTCGGCGAGAGAGCGACCGAAATGCTTATGCGGCATTCTGATCGGCGTCATATCGATGAACGGATGATCGTCAACCAGCTCGTTCTCAAGAATCTTGTAACCCGGCCCCGCCGTGGTCACAGCCCGCATCTCTCCAAGACCATCGCCATCGTAGTCGACCTTCAGATAGCATTCGTATAACCAGATTTCGCGCATCGACGGGTCACGCACTTCATCATGCTGATCCGGCCATTCCTCGTCCTGGGCATAACGTGCGACGCGCTCCTCGTTGTAGTTCTGCTCATCATGGCTCGGTAGCCCTTCGACCACCTTCTTCGAATAACCCATCTCAAGCAGCTCAGTGACCGTCTTCTTGACCTTGTGACAGGTGAAAGTCGCTTCATCGAGCGAGGTCGCCCGCCGCGAAATCAGGAACTCTTCAGGCGGAATGCAGACGATGCGGCAACGCCCCTTCGTCTCGGTATGCTTGATGGTGATGTCAAACAACAAGCCGTCCGGTGCAAACTCAAGCAGTTCAGGCGGCACCTCAACCGCTTCCTGCTCGATGATCTCGATCTGCTTGTCTTCCTCGAACTCGATCAGCTTCGCCAGGTTGACGTTGGTCAGTGTCTCGCGGCGCGTGTGTTCGTGATCTTCCCACCAGATTTTTAGGTAAGACTGCTTCTGAAGCAGAGCATCTTTGATAAAATCGTATGTGGTGCCAAAGCCATCGTTGTAGGATGCCTTGAACCAGATATGGTTTATGTACTGGGTTGCCTGCTTGGCGGCGTCCTCATCTTCCAGGCCGACCGGCTCGAACCTGACCGCCTCTTCACCCGAACCGAATATTTCCATCAGCGATGGCATGGCGCTCTCGATGACGTCCTGCACGTCGGTCATAACAGCCGAGGACTCATCTTCATTTTCATTGCCGAACGGCTCGCCGAGGTAATACTCCATCGACTTGCGGCGCTGCTGGCTGATCTCGCCACCGACAAATGTGGCGCTTGCCTGGACTTCTCCCTTGATAATGCCGATGAGGTCGGCTTCGGTCATCTTAGCCATCAGCTGATCCTCAAAAAAATGACGGGCCGAAGCCCGCCAAGTTCAGGGAGGTAAACTTGATTCATTGGTCACCTTCATCATGGCATCGAGCACACCGCTGTCCGACCATGCCTGTCATCGCCGTGACGCAAAACGCGACCGGGCAAATTCCGAAATTGCCCTCGATGCCACCTTCAATCTCGATGTAAAACGGTTCATCGTAGACCGAGTACGTCGGTTCATACAGCATGTTCAGTGATGAAGGCTTGCGCATCGACCTTCTTCATCCAGTGACCGTTCAGCCGCGCACCAGTCTCGTTGACTACGTCCCAGCGACCAAACCCCACATGCTTAATTCTCAGCGGGCCAACATGCTCGTTGCCGGTCGCATGGGTCTCAACGTGAGCCTCGGGCACATCACCCTTCACGCGGCTTTCAAGTGCATCCATCCGCTCTTCCAGACGCTGAATCTGGATCGCCATTTTCATGCTCATCAGTAGCCACCTGGGTCGCCATAGCCACCAAAGCCTTGGTCAAACTCATTGCGGGGGTCATAACCGCCGCCGTTTTGTCCGCCAGCCTGTGCAGCGTCAAAAGCCTGCCCACCAAATTCCGCCGGATGCGGTTCGTAGACACTCGACAAACTAGGCGGCGGATCGGGAACACGAGGCACACCGGGGCTGAACTCGGGCACAAAATCACTCACAGCACCCGGCCCGTATGATTGGGTTAGTCCCTGATTTCTTATCAGTGCATCGCGGTGCGCCACCTCGTCGAGCCTGGCATGTTCAAATGGACTGAAACCCGAAAGAAGGCTTCTTGTCTTACCCTCTGGCAAAAACTTATCCACCAGAAATCCCACCGGGAATGCAAAAGGCAGTGCTTTTTGAGCAAATTGCGCCCCCTTCAAACCTCTCCATAATGTTTCTTTATCCAGCCTGTCGGCAAGCAGGTCTGCCCGATATTTTTCCCTTGCGGCATGATCTGCTCTGAACTCACGTTCCCGATCAGGCGCACCCATGCCCGGCGGCTCATACCCCGGTAACAACCAAGGCGGAATCGTTTGTGGATACGCCTGTGGCGCCTGCCCTGGCTGCTGCTGATACGCAACCTGTGCCGGTGCGACAGGTGGCGCAGGCGCGCCAAATTGCGGGTTCGCCACCTGCTGCTGAAAGGCAAGATAGGCTGGAGATACAGCCTCTAGCCTGGGGTCGGGTAAGACGGGATCAAGCAGAGACACCATTACTTTTTGCCCTTGCTCTTCGCTGGCTTTTTCTTCTTCTCGTCGAAGTGCAGCCGCGCACAGCCGGGTTCAGTCTCCAGCTCAACCTTGCCGGTGTAAATCTCGCCGCCAATGCAAATCTCCAGACGGGCAGACTTCGGCAAGGCCACCAGTTCATGCGTCAGGCCACCAAGGTCACCGACATCAATGTTCTGTTTCATTCTGTAATCTCCAGAGAAGTTGCAAATTGTACTGTTATGGGATTAAGCTGTCCTTTAATCGAAGAAAAACCATTGGTGTTCTTATCGGAGAGCTAGCCTTCGCGACCAAATAATGAAGGCACCGATTCGAAAGTGACATACTTGAACGGAGGCTGTGCGCACAGCGCCGGAATGGTTTCGGGGAAAGTTGGGGTGGTCTCCCGCTGCTTTCCGATAAGAACATCACGATATAAAAAGAGACACACCATGCCACTTGATCAAACAACTCAACTCAAAGACGACGCCGCGCTGACAGTCTTGCGCGATGCTGACGCCATGCTCGCAGAACCATGCGACTGGGTGCAGAACGATTACGTCACCAATCGAGGTCAGTGCCTTATGGGTGCCCTCAACTGGTATCAACCATTCCCTTTGGGCGACAGTCATCCGATCTATATCGCCGCAATCCATCTCGCAAATGCGCTGCCGTCAGACTTCGACGACCTTCATAACCGCGACGGTGAAATCGATCTGTACGCGACAATCGCCCAGTTCAACGACCACGAACGCACCACCTTTGCGGTCGTAAAGGGTGTAATCAAACGCGCTATCAAAACGAGGCTTGCTGAACTCTAAACAAACGCCCGCTTGGGATACTCGATCGGGTCTGCCCAGCGGGCCGATCTCGGGGTAACAATAGCGCCATACCTGAGTGCATCCGCCGCATGTGACGTCCAGTCATGCCTCGGACGGTTCTTATATATCTTGCGCGTCTCGTCCCACTGTTTACGATACTGCTTCAGCGCCCTGATGCCCTGATCGCACTTTTCTTCATCAAACCAGCAGCGCGGCAGCAGATTGCGCACCTGCTCGATGCCGTCCGCCCGCTTGAGATTAGGGGCGATGTCAGGCACCACACCCAGCTCTTCCAAAACCTCAAGCCGTGACTTGCCGGTGCCGATCTCATGCACCTTCACGTCGTGCGGAAAAATATGCCGGGAATAGGTATAGCCGCGTCCGCCGTTCTCCTTGCTCCGCGCATACTCTTCCAACAACGAAACGTAATGCGGCAACCCCTCGCCCGAGTTCTCATAGTACGAAATCAGATGCACCGCGCCGCCAACACGCTGCGCAAACCAGACGCTGGTGGCGTCCGCAAAGCCGAGATCGAAGAAAGTCTCCACCTTCGAGTTCGGATCAAACGGCACCCTGCCGATGCGACCTTCCAGCTCAGCCTCTTCCATCTGTGAGCCATAATAGGCGTCTTCAAGCGCCGCATCGAAGGAGCATTCATACTCCTGCGAAAATTGCGGCTTCGACATCTGCTTGGCCGCATCCGCCAACTCATACTCGTCAACCACGCCAGTCTCGGACGCCTTGTGAATACACCAGTGCCAGTCCTCGTTCCCAGCCCGCACTTCGGTCTTGGCCTCTTCAAACTTGTCGTAAAACAGGTTCTGGCCGCGCGGCGTGCCAATCCAGACCGCCGACCCCTTGCGGTCAGACAGGGCCGGTCGCACGACCTCGGGGAACAGCCTCGGGTTCATGTCGGCATACTCGTCAAGCACGACATGGTCGAGATAAATGCCACGCAAGGTGTCAGGATTATCGGCACCCAACAGCATCAGACGCACAAAATCCTTCTGCCCGTTCTGCAACACGCGCGGCATGTCAATGCGCAGCTCCGACTCATGAAAGCGCACACCGCCAAAACCGGCACACATCTCCTTCGCATACTCCCAGGCGGCGCGCTTGGCCTGCCCATAAGTCGGCGCAATATAGGCCACCTGTGGGCGATGAAGCGGCGTCCACAATCCGGTCTGCACCGCATCGGCAACCGCCATCACAGTCTTGCCGAACCGGCGATGGCAGACCGCAACGGTGAAGCGCTTCCGCGCCTGGTGGAACTCGGCTTGAAGAGGACGCGGCTCGTAAGGTAAGCTTACATTCGCAATCGAAAGGAACTCCTATGAATGCCATGAAAATTGGGGGAGGTATGAGTAAACGTAGCGATTCAGTGCAATACGCAGAGCAGCTAGAGGCTCACATCGACGCAGGTGGCTCCTATACCACCGCCAACGTCCGCGACTTGATCGAGATGATCAAATCACACGACAGTCTGCCGGAGAAAGTCGAGGGCTAACGCAATGATGATAACCAAAACAAGAGATATGACCCTGATCAGACAAAGCCCACTCACGATCCTGGCGTGGCGCGACGACTACCTGCGCCGCGGCGGGGTAAACTTCGCCGTGAACAAACACATCTTAACAATCCATGAACCACTGTGGTTCGCTCGCCTGCGTTTCAATATGCCATATAATTTGCTGCGAATGCGAACGTGGCTAAATCCGTTTCCGGTGTTTTTCGTGGTCGCCAGCACAGACTGCGACCACGTTCACACCACGAATGAACGCTTGTCAAGCACCAACGATAACGCTATACCGAACCTGCGTATTGCAGCGAAAATCGGGAGGAACGATGCCAACGCCACTCGGGGAACGAATTCGGGAACGGCGTTTGAAGACGGGGCTTACACTCGAACAGCTTGCCGACGCGATCGGGTCCAGCAAGAGTTACATGTGGGAATTGGAGAACAAGGATGTGGCCCGCCCGTCCGCTGAAAAGTTGCAAGCCATAGCTCAGGCGCTTGATACCACGATGGATTATTTATTAACTGCGGAGGACGTCACCGAGGCGGACGCCTCCGACAGGGAGTTTTTTCGCAAATACAAAGGAATGCCCGACAAGACCAAAAAGAAACTTCAGGGCATGCTTAAACTGCTGGATGAAGACGACGAATGACGGAGACCGACCGGAAATCCCCGAAGAAAGCCGCCAACGATTTGTCCGTTGTGCTCCGTGCCGCGTTAGGGGAGGACCGGTTCCCGGTTGACGTCGAGGCGCTGGCCTTCGAAATGTCGAAAAACTTCGACGATCCGATCACCAAGATCAAGGGCGTCGAAATCGATGGTTTCGAAGGGATGCTGCGCGCGAACCGGAAAAAGCCAAGCTGGCAGATTCTCTACAACACGGCGACGGATTACCCGGGTCGAGAGCGATTCACCCTCGCGCACGAGTTCGGGCATTACGTCCTTCACCGGCACCCGCTCCAGGCCGCCGACTGCGCGGGCGAGGTCTTGGCTGACGGCTTCGATTTCGCATGCCTTCCCCTTCAGGCCAACGAATGGAAGGACGTGGAAAAGGAGCGCGAGGAGGAGGCCGATACCTTCGCCTCCTATCTGTTGATGCCGATCGACGATTATCGCGAGCAGGTCGCCGGCGAGGACATGACGCTCGATCTTCTGAGCCATGTCAGAAAACGCTACGGCGTTTCCTTGTTAGCTGCGGTGCGCAACATGCAGAGCCAGCAGCGGTCGCGCGTTCCTGCAAATGCAAGATGATATATATCAAAGTGCCGAGGGGCCGACCCATATCTCGGTCTGCACCAAAGACGAATACGAGATGTTCGAACCAACCTGGCGTGACTACAATCTGGAAGCCTTCGAAAACGGACACCCGTATTCACCGCGCCGCTAAGCGCTCCCGCACCAGCACGCAAATTCATTCCGCGCCGTGATGTTTGCCGTTGTGCAAGGTTTTCAAATATGCGATTTCGCGCTCAGAATTGTCCAAACGCACCAAAATCGTAGCGAGCTCCCGATTAGCATCCCAGAAATTATTTCCAGCGACTGATGCGCTGTGCTAACGCGGACCTCCCCTTTATCGACGCGAATATCTACCGTTCTGAGGCGCTTTTCCACATCCTGGAGTTGCTCCACCACAGTCAAAAGTTTTTGTCTGACGATAATAAACGCGCTCACGACGCTCACCAACATCCCCGCGATTGTCAACAGCATCCTGAGGTCGAGTTCCACTTAACAAAATTCCCAACTATAAACAGGAGCTGCTTCACCAAGTTTTCGCTGGAGACAAACAAGGGGTGTCTTAATGCCATCACAACAGGCGAACCCGATCGGGACGACGCGGCCGCCCCCGGCCTCGACCTGACCGACGACCGCCCAGGTCAAAAGCATGCTTTTTCGACCAAATCTGTCACACTTTCGTCACACTCGACCGATCGAGCGACCGCAAACCCGCAGCCTGCCTCGTTTTTGAGGTCGAGGAACACTTGATGTCAAATCAAGTCACCCTTTCGCTTTGGGCATGATCGGCACCAAGGTCGCAGTCAGCTCACCAGTGACGTGAGCCTCGATGCGGTCGCCGTACCGTTTCGGGGATAGCCTTGCAGCTGACCATTTGAGGCCATCCATAGCCACCCTGGCGCGGTTAGGGTCGAGATCGGGAGTTTCCAACACCTTTTCAGACAATTCGGCGACTCTTTCGCCAAATCTTTGGCCTCTTAGGTCCATAGCGCGCGCGTACTGTTCAAGTACGCCATCGTCTGCCTTTGACAACCAAGTGCAGATTGTGGTTGTGCTCGGCATGTGATTGTCATCGCAGATTGACCGCATGCTCTCGCCGTCTGCCGTGCGTCTAATAAACTCGAACATCTGAGCATCAGCAGTTTCCGGCTCAATGTGTTGCCCAGGCCGTCGTGCTGGCTGCACAACAACAGCCGTGTCAGTGGCACCATTCGCAGCCATCATCAACCTCGGAAAATTTGGGGAAGGGATTGTGGGCGCGTTCGCCCACGATGACTGAAAGTGTGTGAACGAGTGACACTCGAAAGTCAAGACTGCTGATCATCCAGCACCATTCGATCGAGTGGCAATCGGCTGACCAGATGCTTGGCCCGCTTCCGATAAATGGCTTTACGCCATTCTGGCGCATGCAGCCAAAGCGGTCGGTGAATACCGTCCGTTGGCGGCACGAAATCATATTCCGCTTCCGCCAGCAACTCTTCGATCCAGGCCCGATCCCGTTTTTTCATCTCAGACCCCGTAGTGATCCGCCAGCGCATCGAGCGCCATCCGCAGCACCGTGATGCCAGATCGCTTGTCATGATCGTGCATCACGGCCCACTCACTTGCCGCTAAGTCCAGGCCCGCCACATGCACCACTATCGCCGCCAACGGTCCAACTGCGTCGAGTGCTTTTTTGACACTGCGCCTGGCGCGGACAACATGCTGCTCAACTTCCCGCGACGACGAGGGAATCCGAACATCGTAGTTCGCCGCGACAGCAACACCACGGCACCCGATAAACCAAGCAGCCTGAAATCTTTCACCGGCGTCGTACTGGCGATAGCTAATTTCTTCTCGATTGTAGTATCGGTCGAGCTGGGTTTGGGTTGTGATGCGTGCCCGGTTAACGCCCGCCACCATCGTTTCTTCAAGCTGGATTTCGTCATGTTGGCCTCGCTCTCTGGTTCCAAAATCCGATGGCTGCAATTGCTTGTTCTTTCGTTTCTTCGCCAACGCAATCCTCCGGTTTTTCAAAACGGGATGTCATCGCCCTCTTCCCAATCCATCGGCTCTTTGCCGTTTCCTTTGGGCCACTGACGTTTTTCAACCCGCACCTCTTCGAGCTGGTTGATGATGAGATCGACGATTTGGTCAGCGGTCCAGACCTCGACGCCTGGCTGTTTCGGCACCAGCGCCAGGTCAGCCACTTCTCGGATAATGGTGATGACCTCACCGGTCGGCGCGGTGAGCTGCCAGGCTGACCACGGCAGTGGCTTCTCCCCGGTTTCGACCGCAGCGTCATCCAGCACATGCCATGCCCTGAGCATGCCGTGGCTCTGCGCAACGATAGCCGGTTCGTCTTCCGCCATCAGCGCCTCATGATACAACCGCTGCTGTTTGAGGAACCGTGCTCTGAGATCGGCACTGACAATCATCGGCAGTCTGCCGCTGCCCCACTGTTCGTCCATTGCCTTTGCCAGCATTGTCACACATGCCTGCGCCAGGTGAGCCAGACTGGTTTGCGGTTTTTTCATCATGTCCCTTTGCGTCGGCTCGTGTGCTCAGATTGCCGCCGCCGCTTGAGGCGGCAACTGTGGCACACAGAGCCAGGGGGTATGGGGGGGCTGTGTGCCGCAAATTCCGCACAAAGCGATTTGTGGTTTTTCAATATCTTACGCATGCCTGTTTCTCGCTGTGATCAGCTGTGTGGGAAGCTGTGTGCTATATGCATCAATCACTTACGCCCCCCTGTTTTGCTGTGTGCGGAGTCCTTTTGCCTTGCTGCGGCTGTCGATCTGGTCCTCGATGAGGGTGCCATCGTTGAGCCATCGTCGGGTCAGCTGCTTGCTGATGCTGCGTGGCACGCTGTGCTCGGACATCAGATATTTGACCACGTAGCGGTCACGCCCCTGACTGTGGCCGCTAAATGGCTGGCCTGCATCCCAGGCCTTTTGGATGCCATCGAGCATGGGCCTGGTCACGGTGTAGCCGTAATCGTCCAGCGCACTTTCTGGCGGCTCCCAGGGCACCAGCACGCCGATGTCTTCGCCGAGGCCGTAGGGCATTGTCTGCGCTGTGCGTTCGAGCCAGCTGGCACCTTCCGGTGGCCTGAACTTGCCCTTGGCGTCGTCGTGCCGCAGATAGAGGTTGCGGTCGTCTTCATGGATGCCCCACTCGCTGGCTTCGGTCTTATTCATGTCGGTCATGGTGAAGAAGAAGTGTGCCTCTGATGCCATTGATCCGGCACCGCGAACGATGTCCATGTTGCCTGCGGTGTTGGTGCCGCCGGGCGGTGCCTTGCGTGTGTGGTGGATAAGGTGCAGTGCTGCATCGCCTGCCATCTCACGCAGCAGAACCATGACCTGGCTGATCTGCTCGTTGGAGTTTTCCGAGACGAAGTGGGACTGCACGAACGGGTCGATGATCAGCAGGTCGATCCCGAGATCGGCGATCAGCTGTTTGAGTGTTATCAGGTCCGGCGTTTCCACAACTTGATCACGCACTGTCCTGGCAACTCTGAATTTGCCGCCATCGACGCCCGAATGGATGAAGATGTTGGTTAGCACGGTGCCGTCGAGCGGCACGCCGAAGAACGTGCAGGTCGCCTCGATTCGGCGTTCGACCTCGTCTCTCGTTTCTTCGTTGTTCAGAATATAGACCTTGGCTGGCTCTGGCTTAACACCGAGCTTCATGAAGTCGAGGCCGGTTGCCACGCTGACCGCTTCCTGAATGCCGAAGGTCGATTTGCCGACGCCCGGCGCAGCGGCCGTCATCGAGATG